CAAACCCGTCACTGGTGGCTGTGATATTGCCAATTTTTTGATCGTCTTGTCTTAAAATCCAAAACTGATCTTGGATCACTGGTTTAGCTACAATCATTGAATCAATGCTCCTTGATAATGTTGACGCAGCCAAGCAGCATATTGTTCGCTTGACTCGCTGATTTTGTTTAGTTCAAATCGGCCGCAGAACTTCATGAACCTGGTGCCAATCTGGCCAATGTCTTTGTGTGAAATTTGTTCACGAATGGCCTGATCAACTTTGTCTTTGACAGCCTGAGGTTGTGCGTTGAGATCAATCAGAGTGCGGTTGCGTTCATAGTCATCTAGAACTCTGTGTTCCGCACCGTTGTGATCAGTCCAACGCTGAAGCATGAGATTGTTCCAGTTGTAACCTCGTCGATCTCGATCACCAAATGCTTCCCGCAGGCCCACACGATTTTTGGTGCCTTTTTCCCGCACGCCTGGGTAAGCACTGAACACATTGTCAGTGGGATCTCCGCGCACACATTTTTCAAACAACAGCCACGCAGGGTCGGGTGTGACTTTTGGTTGTTTGGTTTTTTTGTCCATCACTGGTCGATCTTTGCCATCAAAGATGCCTTTGAGGGTGTGAAGTTCGTCGGTTACGCCATTGAATTGACGCACGTTTTCTGCCAAAAGTTGCACGAAGTCTGTGTCTGAAGAAATTATGGTGTGTTCGTCATTGGGGTGAAGCGCAATGAATCTAGCAATGACATCATCGGCTTCTGCTTCGGGATGACGAATCACACTACAGTTGGTATTTTCGCTCAAGTATTTAGTGAGGTTGTCATAGGCTTCCCAGAACAGCCGATCTTCTTCCTGTTCTGTTTCGGTCAGCGCAGCACGAGCCACAACTCGATTCTTTTTGTAAGGTTCGTAGTGATCTTTGCGCCAGCTGCGCCCCTCCAGAGCAAATACCACGTGGTCAGCACCAAATCGTCTGACCACACGATTCACACTGCTGAGAGTGATGTGTAGCGCATAGCCCACTTTTTCCCAACTGTCAGCTGCTCGAAAAGCACTGTGTCGTGCGCGAAAAAAGGTATTGGCAGTGTCAATCAGTAAGTATTTCACGGCGATCAATGATTTGGTTTTGGATACAGTATTCTAGCACAAAATCTGCCCAAAAGCAATGGGCATCTTTGCCAAAATGCCATGAATTTGAGTTCACAGTATTGAATCCGTTTTGGCGCAGAGCTTGATCGTAGGTCAATGAACCGTAAGGATCCAAGTAGTTGACCCCCCAAGATTGCCTAGATCGAATACGGTCAAAATAGCTGTTGCCATTGAAGAAAAAATGCGGTATGTTTTGTCGATCAAGTTCAAGATGAAACTGCCAAATTTGGTCATGCCAATATCGTTGACACTGATTCCAATCTACACTCACAATAAATTGTCTGTATTGATTTTTCAACGAGTCTGGCACCCAATCCAGGCCACTGCTGCCAATTTGATAGTGCTGCCCTTGGTGAAGCCATTCTTCGCGTTCCCAGGTGCTCCATTGAACAATGACCACGCAACTTTCCCAGGGAGGCAGTTGTTTGATCCAGTCTCGAGTGGTACGCAGTATTCGAGTGTTGGATGCCGCTGATTCTGCATCGCACACAAAATCTGCGCTGATACGATCAGCCAGTTGTTGGCCCCAGCTGACTCGGAGGTTGTCAGGATGAGGCCTACGCCCTAGTTCTGGGTATCCATCGTCTTCGGCAAAAGCAGCTGAGTTAACTGCTTCGGCTGCTGCTGTATGGCTGTCGCCATTGACATAAACTATCACAGTCAGCTGACCTCGCTGCGACCATCGCCCAAGTTACGTTCTTTGATAAAGCCAGTTTTTATAGCCTGCTCTTGTTCCCATGTTTCCATCACAACGTGTCTACACACGTTTTGAAACCATCGATCCACCATGTCTGCGTCAGTGTCTGTGGCTTTAAGCATGTACCCTGCTTTGACCAGTCTGGCCACAAAGATGTCATTCCAGTCAAGTTCAAATGCGCCCTGATGTAGATTGTTTGAATCTATGTCCATGCTGACAATGGCAACATAGGGTTCTCCGGCTTCTGTGGCAATATCTTTGGGTGTTTTTACAGGTTCTTTTTTCTTTGACGGTGCTGGGCGAGATTCAGGTTGTTGCGGAATGGGTTCTGGCATTGCTGGCGCACTGTTACCAAACCAATGTTTTAGTTTATCAAACATTTATTTCCCCCAACCATTTCCCCAAAGATCCACATGTAGTCGTGGGCTATAGTAATAGCCTTGACTCACTGCCCAGTCTGCCACTCTCACACGGTTTTGATCATAGGGCGTGACCACACCGCCCTGTGGCATCACATAGACCACACCTTGAAATCCGCCTGCTCTGAACTCGGCCACAGCACGATCAACCTCCGCAAAGTGTTCCGCAGTTTCTACCACAAATTTCAAATACACTGTGCCATGTTGTTGATAGCTATCTACAATGTTTGGGCAAATGGCATCTTCCCAACGCTCACCACTGGCTGACAGTTTGGCACTGACACTGAAAGTGACTTCGTTGTCAAAACCTGTGTGAGTCCATTGATCAAGATATTCAGCAAATCTTGGTTGTAGCTTTTGTGTACCGTTGGTTTCAAAAGTGATGTTGCGCAGATCAGACATGCTGTTATGACTCAACAAGTCTTCGTACACTCTTTGCCAACCCAACAGTGGTTCGCCGCCGGTGATTACCAAATGTACATCGTTGCCATTGCGTTGTACCCAACTGTGATTGGGTGTCAGCGACAGCATACGATCCACTACCTGTTCAACCGTTAGATTAGGACTGAGATGTTTGAATTCTGGATGCCAGCTAGCATAGCTATCGCAGCCAGTATTGACCAAGGGCAGTTCCTCAAATGTTCGGTACAAAGAAATGTTCTTGGCCACTTGATCTGCCTCGGCAGACTTGATGCCTGGCGCACAGCCAAACCCTGCGCAGGTAAAGTTACAACCAAATGTTCTCAAGAACACCGACGGGACGCCCACAAAACGACCTTCGCCTTGTGCTGAATAAAAGATTTCACTGACTTTGAGTTTCATATTTTTTGTGCTTTGACTAGAAGATGCCATCCCAAGTATTCGCAAACAGCAGATCTCATTTCTGCCGGCATGGCCGCAAACCACGGTTCCAGTTCGTACTCACCTTGCCTGTACTTGAGTACATTATACATGAAACAGTGATCTTGTCTAATCCTTAATACTTCAAATTTGCCAGCCAACAGGTCATAGATTTCTTCTTTGCTGTAGGCCTTGGCATAGGGACAGTTGCTCTGTGCTTCAAACTGGTCCAGACCTTTTTGGATCATGGCATATTTCCAGGAATTTTTGGCATATACCAAAAATCTCAATTCACCGCCAGGATTGAGAGATCGATGTATGTTTTCGATCACTTGGTCAACTTCAGGGTAGTGGTGTAGAACTCCGCAACTATAAACCAAATCAAATTGACCAAGGTCTTTCAAACGGTCCCAATCTGCTCCGTCCATTTCGTAAAACTTGCCGTCGAGACCAAACACTTTGAATCTTTGAAGACACAGGCCCAGGCTTTCGCGGCTGAGATCAATGCCCACATATTCAGCACCATGACGAGCAAACTGTTCAGCATCAGATCCTATACCGCAGCCTATTTCCAACACTCGGCGACCGCGCCACAGATGAAAGCTGGCAAAGTCTCTAAGATGAGGTTCTACAAAATAACGGCGGTCATTGACTTCATTGAAATACTGCTCAGTGCCAGGGTCGGACAAACTGTGTTTGACATTACAAGGCTGTGTGTTCCAGTACTGTTTGATTTTGTCAACTAGATTATTTGTCATGTACAGCAATCGTTTTCATTTGATTTTTAACATCTAGAGCTATCATTTTTTCCCACATATTGATTTTTCCTTCAAGTCCTTGTCTAAAGTGTGTGAGCAGTCTGTTTTCACTGCGCTCGATATGTTCAGCCAACTTGATTGCTTCATTGATTCGAATTTCACGCCAGTTAGCATGATTGAAATCTCTGGTGTCATGGGAACCAAGATTTTCTAGCATTTTTCTTTCTTGAAATGTGCGATCATTGTTTTGCCCTGTGAGATCAAATCGATCATGATGAATATGAACTGGAATGGTTTCCACAATGTCCAGCATAAATCCAATTTGACTGATCCATGCGTCATTGATCTGATGCGGGCTGAGATGACCAGTGATCTTGACCCACTGTGCTGGAACTATGGGAAATATAGCATACGGGTGTTCATGATTGGTTGTGGCTCGCAATAGTCGTATCTGACCAGTGTATGAAGCGACCACGTCGTCCCAATACAAGGTAACCATGTCAGCATCGTCGTTCCAAAAAAACATCCAGTCACCGCGAGCATGAGTGACCAGCTCATTGAGATATTCATTTAGTCTCAAATACCCTAATCTGGGAAACTTGAATGCTGTGTAACTGATCCCAGTTTGTTTCAACCAAGGTACAATAACATCTTGAAAGTAGGCCAGATGATCTAGATCATCGTTGTCGAAAGCCAGCAATACTTCAACTCTGTTCACAGAGCGAGCCTTGTTCAACAGCGAAGTCAAACAGTGTTCCAAGGCACCAGGCCTACCTCGGGTAGGCAACAACACACTGATATCAATTTTTTCTGTCATTGGATTCGAGATATAAAGCTTTTTCCAAAGTTTCTTTTACGACCAAAATAAACATTTTCTAAAAATCTATCTTGGCTCATGGTTCGATCTTCCTGAGTGTCAAATCGGTATTCACAACTCTGGCTCAGGTTCTGATCATCAAGCAAGTATCCAAGAAAATCATAGTCAAATTTCTTAAACACTGGCAAGGCTGGCAGATCTGAATAAGCTATCACGTAGTTTCTTTGAAAAGCCAACAGTTGTTGTAACATAGACTGATCTAGATTATAGTGATGTTTGATAAATTTTTCAACCAGTTCAAAGGCCTGATCTATTCTATTTTGGTATTGAAGGTAAAGGTAAGTTCTATGAACCAAGTTCCAGCCAAACACTTCAATGTTGCCAATTCGGGGGTGATCAATTCGTCCCTGTGTCATCCAGTTGGCAAAATAGCTTTTGGTCTGTTCAAACTGTGTGGCAAACCATGGATCTTGCCGAACCCAGTCATACAATCGTT